TTAGGCAGTGCAAGTATATTAATAATATTTGGATATTATCAGGCGCTAATAGGAAAATGAGACTATTACTATTAATACTGTTACTTCTGGGGTGTGGTGATGACTACATGACAGTTGAACGTAAGATAATTGATGCGGAGACTAAGGTTCCGATATATTTTTATGCAACTGCTGAGCAATCAAGTCAAGATACATGGAGACCTGTATTTACATATCTTATATATTCATTAGAAGAAGGAGAATATGATGCATATTTTCATGCCTATATGATAGGTGATGGTGATTCAGTACTATGGTCAGGTGTTCAGCCTATTCAAATTGAAGGTGGTAAGAAGGTCTGGGGACAGTATATAACCACCGCTGAGTTTTATCCGTATATGATGCAAGATATACATCCCATGGCTTATGTAAGTGTTGAGTATGAGTAAAATATAGTTTATGTTCTATTATGGCTGACGAAATAAAAGAATTATCAATGTTACCAAGAGAACAACAAGAATTTGTACTGGAAAATTTATCACATGATTATAGTCCAATTGAGATAGATGGTAATATGTATATGATCCCACAAGAGGTTAATGATCTAATTGATAGTCTAGCAGAACAAATAGCAACTTTTAGGATGAACTCATAATATCATGCCGCTTTTCCCAAGACTTAGTAAGTCTTCCCCTAGAGGAGCAGAATCATCATTTTTAGACTTTTTGGAGTCATATTCTGAATTAAACGAACCATGGATCGGTAAAAAGCAGAAAAAAACTCTTTATGATCAGTGGAAAGAATCAGGCAGTCCATATGTTAAGGAGTATTCTAAAGAAAAATTGCTGTCTGAGGATGAACGTAGACGAATACCAACATATGAGGATAGAGCAAGAGCGTTTTTTACTAAAGGAAGTAGGACAATGTGGGACATTGCTGGAATGTGGGAAGAAGGCAGGGAAGTAAGTCCAGATACTCTACATATACAGCAAGATAATTTAAAAGAGTTCTTCGCTGAGTTAGCTCATGCTGAACAATTTAAGGATAAATGGGCTTTTGGAGCTTCTACTAGGTATGGAAAAAGTGGTGCAGCTTTTCGAGAACATGGAGAGAAAGTTTATGATGTTGAACATTTGGAAGATTTGCAACCGATGAAGGAAATAGAAACAAGTTATTTTACAGGTAGAAGATTTCCGAAAAAGAAAACAAAGTCTATTGAATATGAGGCTCACAGAGAAATTCAGCCTAGAATGGTACGCAAATTTCAAGAATCACTTAAATAATATTGGAAAAGAAATCCATTAAAAATAAAGCCCATTATGTTTATGATGGGTTGAAAGAGTTTTTAGAGCACAAGCCAGGCACAAATGTAGTATTTGACTGGAGGAAAGCTAATGAAGACGACTGGGTATTAAGCGATGACAATAGAATCATACAACTCTTGAAGGTAAGTAAGAGCGTTAACCATCCCGGTGATAGGAAAAATTATAAGTATGCTGATGGTTGGGTGAGAACTGTTGTGGGAAGTTTTCTAAATAGGCCAAATATTAAGATGGACACTGACTTTAGTTCACACCCAAATAGATATACATTCAGTAAAAAGATAAAAGATACCAATAAAAGGGTAGTGGATCGAAAGAAAGTAACCAGGAAAGAAAGAGAATTTGCTACAAATATAGTAGTTGGTATGGGAGCAGTAGAAGCATATAAGAACGCATATACAGAATTATCTGATAATAAAGCTAGAAAAAAGGCAACGATACTATTAAAACAGGAGAGAGTAATGAAAGAAATAGAAAAATCAGTATTAGATGTAGCCAAGGGTCTTGGTATTGACCATGAGTACATACTTGGTAAGCTAAAGGGATTAGCTGATTATAGTGAGGATGATAACATAATACTACAATCGGCAAAAGAATTAGGTAAGATAGTAGGAACTTCTGGGGTCACGGTAAAACAAAGAGAGGTAGGTTTACTCGGAGTATTCCAAGGATTCTCACCAGATGAATTGGAAGGGGCAACAAGAGAACAGAAACAAATATCTGAGGGGGAGTCTGAATGATGGTTTGTCCATATTGTACAAGTATGTATGTGAAGAAGGATGGTAAAAAGTTTAACAAGAGTTCAACAAATCAGAAATTTAAATGTAATTCTTGTTCAAAAAACTTTTCAGTTCCATTTGAGAGTTCTGTCGATGGTGAGTTTCCTTCTGTAAAACCAGGGGAAATATGCTCTATTAAATCTAAAGAAAAGCTTCGTATTCATTGCCTGACTGATATTCATGTAGGTGCTGTCGAGTTTGACTTGAAAAAGTTTAAGGAAGCTATTCGTATTATAAAGAGAGATAAAAATGCTCGATGGTTCGGTAATGGAGACCTGTTAGAACTAATTCCGCCTGGTTATAAGGCTATTAATCAGCGTGGACAAAACATTCCACCTGATGAGCAATACCTTGCTTTCTTGAGGTTGGTAGAACCAATAAAAGACAAATGTCTTTTCATTAGAGGTGGAAACCACGACTTCCTTAGAAGCTATACTATTCTAGATTTTGATGTTTGCAAGACATTAGCCGCTGAAATGAATGTTCCATATTTTCAGTATCCCGGTTATACATCGGTAGATATTGCAGGTTCTGTATGGAATATTGTTTCAGGACATGGTAAGAGTGGAGCAAAGAATGGTGATCTTGAGTTAGATAAGTTAGCATCAGTATATTCAGATGGTGATGTGTTCATATTGGGACATAATCATCAGTTATATGCTAAACCAGTTGACTCAATAAAGATAGTGGATGGCGAAGAATCTCTTAGAAGAAGATGGTATGTAAGAGGTGGTTCATTCCTACGATATGCAAATTATGCAAGATATTCTATGTATCCCATCATAAGAACGGGATGGGTAACAACTGAATTAACCAAAGATGGCATCAAGTGCTGGGAGAATTAAATGAACGAAGGAGACTGGATAGACCATACAATACCAAGTAAAATAGAATTGCCACTAGATGTTGCAATATCTGATTTAAAGAAATATAAGAAGTCGTTGCCATATAATTTATATTCATTATCGTCTACGCAGGTTAATTACTTAAAAAGAATGATGGCTATTATAGAGGGTATGGAAGTACCTGATAGGATGGTGGAAGATTGAATATAAACAGTCAGAATCTAGATAAGGCTGAAGAATCCTTAAGACTTGCCAGTAAAGACCTGATTGCATTTGGTAAGTTGTTTCTGGCTGATGACTTCATGCGTAGCGATACTCCTTTTTTTCATTATGAGATTGCTGATATAATTGATGATAATGAAGTAAAACAGGTTGCAATCATTATACCACGAGGGCATGGAAAAACTGTATTAACAAAGGCATCTATATTAAAAGACTTCCTTTTTTGCCCTAAAGATGACTTTTTATTCTATGCATGGGTATCAGCTACACAGAAACTTAGTGTGGGGAATATGGATTATATAAAGCATCACTTGGATTATAATGATAAAATAAAGTATTATTTTGGAAGTACCAGAGGAAATAAGTGGACAGAAGAAGACATTGAATTGACAAATGGCTGTAAATTAATTAGTAAATCAAATGTTTCTGGTATAAGAGGTGGAGCAAAACTTCATAAGAGATATGATTTAATAGTACTGGATGACTTTGAACATGAAGCAAATACAATTACGAGAGAAGCAAGGGATAAGAACGCAAATCTTGTCACTGCTGTTGTCTACCCAGCGCTTGAGCCTCACACTGGCAGGTTGCGTGTTAATGGCACTCCCGTACATTATGATTCTTTTATTAACAATCTCCTTACAAGTAGTGATAAAGCTAAAAAAGGTGGCGATGATTTTGCTTGGAAGGTGATCACATATAAAGCCATTACTGATGATGGAGCTCCATTGTGGTCTTCATTCTTTAATGCTAAGAAGCTAAAAGAGAAAAAGAGATTTTATTCAGACTCAGGGCAACCACAGAAGTATTATCAAGAATACATGATGGAAGTAATGAGTGATGAAGACGCAGTATGGACAAGAAGACATGTCAGTTACTGGGATGGTTATTACCAAAATGAGAATGATATTAATTTTATAGTAAAAGATGGTGATCAAATTCCAGTTAATACATTTATAGGATGTGATCCAGCTACAGATATTGATACGAAGCATGCTGACTTCAGTGTAATCATGGTAATAGCGGTAGATGGAAACAATGAATTATATGTTTTAGAATATGAGCGACATAGAAGTATTCCTACAATTGGAAGTAAAGCACCAGACAATGGAGAGATAATTGGAAAGAAAGGTGTTGTTGATTATATATTAGAATTACATGAGAAATATCATTGCACATCGTCAACAGTTGAGGACGTAGCTATGAATAGAAGTATATTTCAGGCTCTAAATGATGAAAGAAGGCGGATAAATAGGTTCGATATAGCGGTAATACCTGAGAAACCGGGCGGAACGAACAAGAGAAACCGTATATACAGTGGACTTTCGGCAAGATTCAGTACAGGAACGGTTCATTTGCGTAAAAATATGTTTGATCTGATTAACGAAATAGTTACTTTTGGCCCCAAAATGTCACATGACGATACAATTGAAAGTCTTTATTACGCGCAGGTGCATTCGTTTCCACCTAATATGAAGCGTGATAAGGAAAAGAAACGATGGTTTAAACCAAAAAGAAAAGCGAAAAGTTGGTTAGTCGCTTAATAAAAGGAAAGTAAAATGGCTAAGAAAAAGAGGATTTCTCTCAAGCAAAGATTTCAAGCCCTAAAAGGTCAAAAAGCCGCAAAGAAAGCCCTAAAGGGAATGGGGCCGAATGTTGGTATTGGAGTAGTTGGTGAGAAAAAGGAATCTGCTGCAAAGAAAAGAGTGAGAAAGTATCACGCTAAAAGAGGACAAGCGAGAGCTGAGAAAGTTCTTAAAAAAGGTGGTTTTGATAAATCTCCCTATGGATCGTTACTACCAAAGTCCAAAAAGGCTAAAGCTAAACCAAAGAAAGCTAAGACTTCTGTCTTTCATCTGAAAAAAGGAACCAAACTTCGTAAAGGAGCTGTTGGTGTAAAGAAGACTAAAGGCGGAGAATATGTTAAATATGGTAAAAAGTCAGAAGCTGCGGGAAGTTTTAGAAAAGCTTTTAAGTCTGGTTGCGCAGGCGGTGCAAAGTCCTTTTCATGGGACGGTCGAAGTT